GGTGTAAATAAAGAACGCATTTCTATGGACGCTACAGAGTTGGTAATCAACGAAAACAATATGGACTTAGACTTCCGCGTTGAGTCTGACAACAACACACACGCTTTGTTTGTGCAAGGATCTGATGGCAATGTTGGTGTTGGCACAAACAGCCCAGATAAAACTTTGCACGTTGTTGGCTCTGACGGCGTTACCACATTTTCTGGTTACGGCGGAAGAGACTTCTTTGTTTTAGAAAACAACCAAAACTGTAACTTTCAAATTGTTAGTAATTCATCAAATGCAGGAAACATTTTATTTTCTGATGAAGGCGCATCAGGTCGTGGCATGTTAAAGTACGACCACGCATCCGACTTTATGTCATTTACAACAGCCGCTACAGAACGCCTCCGCATTGACCAAGCAGGCAACGTGGGTATTGGCAAAGTTCCAGAAGCCACTAACTCTGGCTACATCTCGCTAGACGTTGCATTAGCCAACCTGATGGCACGAACTTCAAACACCGATTTCTATTTAACCTCTAACTCTTACTTTAGCGATGCTTGGAGATACACAACTTCGGCTGCCGCTACTCAGTATTATCAATCAGGTGGTGAGCATGTTTGGAGAAGAGCTACTAGCAGTACCACGGCTGACGGTACTGTCAATAACTCAGGAAACTGGGATGAGAGTATGCGTATAGACGCATCGGGCAACGTGCTCCAAGGGATTACCGCAATCCCCACTGGAGTCCAATCCAGCAGGCAGCTTATCAGTTCTAGCGCAACGGGTGCTGAGATCATCGCTTACCGTGAAGACAATGCTGTTGCAGTAGACGACTTTGTTGGTGCTTTCTTAATTGGTCACGATGACAACAGCGGTACTGAAGATCACTTTATTGGTATGTGGGGAGAGGCTGCTTCTACTAACGGAAACATGAACCTCAAGTTTGCCGCAGGCAGAGATGTTTATGAAACCGGCGGCACTCACATGATGATTTCTTCTAGTGGGCGCGTATTAATAGGCACAACTTCGGGCACCTATACCCACGATCAGGGGCTTAGAGTTAGAAGTGGTGAGGTGGGGTCTCATGTTTTAGACGCAGCATTAAGTTTAGAAGGCTCTGGTGGCGATTTCTATGCTATGAATATGACAGGCCCATCTAATATTGGATTTGGCGTACTTGCTGTGTTTAGCGGAACTACCGATTATGTAATATATCAGTATAGAGATTCCAGCGGATCTACAAACATCATCCAATTATTACAGAATGGAAATGTTGTTGTACTAGGCGCTCTTTCTAAAGGCTCTGGCTCGTTCCGTATTGATCACCCCTTACCTGCCAAAACCTCAACGCATCACCTCGTTCACTCGTTTATAGAAGGCCCACAAGCTGATCTAATTTATCGTGGCAAAGTTACTTTGGTTGACGGCTCTGCAACTGTGAATGTCGATACAGCAGCAGGTATGACGGAGGGCACTTTTGAAGTTCTTTGTACTGATGTTCAGTGTTTTACTTCAAATGAATCAGGTTGGACTGCGGTAAAAGGTTCTGTGTCTGGAAATACGCTAACAATCACGGCTCAAGACAATACCTGCACCGACACTATTTCATGGATGGTTGTAGGTGAGCGTAAAGACCAGCATATGCTTGATACAGACTGGACTGACGACAATGGCAAAGTAATCGTAGAACCCTTAAAGGAAAACGACTAATGAGTGAACAACAAACAATCACTATCGACAATGAAGAACATAACGTGTCAGAGCTGACCGTTGAGACCCAGATGCACGTTGCCCGTGTTGCTGAGATCCGCCAAGAAATCGCACGATTACAAATGCAGATCAACGAACGTCAGGTTGTGCTGAAGGCTTACGGTGAAGCTATCGTCAACGCAGTTAAGCCTGCTGAAGATGATGAAGCCGAGGCTTCTGTTCAGTGACGCCTACAGAGAAGGCCATAGCTCAGATTGAGGCGCATGAGAAAGAGTGCGCTATACGATATCAAGGTATTGAGCAGCGCCTGCAAGATGGTAGCAAGCGGTTTGACCGGCTTGAGCTAATGATCTGGGGCGTTTATGCAACGGTGATTGTCGCGGTGGCTCTGCCACAGTTCATGGGCGGCTGAACGTGATTGGCGAGATCGCTGCGATTGTAGCTGGCGTAAATGCAGCTACCAGTGCGATTAAGCAGGTCGCTGAGACTACTAACGACATTCAGTCCATCTCTGGGTTTCTGTCTGCGCTAGGTGGTGCCGAAGTAGAACTACAACGCGCTCAGAACGAGGGCAAGCTGTCAGAGGCTGATGCTGTAAAAGCTGCCTTGGCAAAAAAGCAGATCCAAGAAACCATGCGCGAAATCAAGGATCTGTTTACCGTTAGTGGTAACGGACAGTTGTATCAAGAGGCGATGCAGGCGATGGCAGAGGCTCGCAAGCAGAAACAGCTTGAGTTGGCTAGAGCGGCGGCTAGAAAGAAACAGTTCTGGAAAGAAGTTAAAGAATACGCAGCCATTGGGGGTGTACTGCTGTTTCTCTTACCCATGACGTTGGCACTTTTGCTAAGTTGGCTGACAAGAAAATGATGGCTTTCTTGTTGGTTGTGGTAGTAAACGGAGAGCCAATAGCCGATCAGTTTTATTTTCGAGATGTTACCCGATGTAACACATTTGCGTATTACGTCAGCACAGGTAAAACCAAGATAAACAACCGCTATCAAATGCAAGAAAACATAACGGCTTATTGCATACCGAAGCGGGTTGCGGCGAACACGAAAACTTGGGATTAAGATGGCAGCGAAGCGTTTACAAGAAGGTTCTGAATACGCCGAATACGATGCGGATGGGGACGGTGTTGTCACGGATGAAGAGCTAAACACCAGCAAGGAACTGCAAGAGCTACGTCTACAGCATGAACGTGCGGATGCCCAACGAGCTATGAGTTGGTTCGCTCTGTGGGGAATGCTGCTGTACCCGTCATTAGTCGTGGCATCAGAGCTTTTTGGGTTGACACAGGCAGCAACGATTCTAGGTGATATGGCGGCAGTCTACTTCGTATCCGTTGCGGGTATACTTGCTGCGTTTTTTGGCGCTCAAGCGTGGTCAAATAGGAAGCCGTAATGTGGCAGATTACAGGGGTTCTAGGCATTGCTTTATTGGCTACTGTCGGAGCGTTCAAGATGTACGCAGATAAAACAGAGGCTGAAAAGCAAGCTATGGCTATGGATCTACGTCAAGCGGCAGATAACCAGCTAGTCTTGGAGGGCAGCATATCTAGCCTGAATCAACAGCTCACGGAGGCTGAAGAGCGCCAACAGCGCATACTGGATCGAGTCAACGAGCTTCAGGCTGCTAACGCGCAAGCCCAGCAAGAGGTGGAATCGATCCGAAAAAAGTTCGCAAAGCACGATATGAATGTGCTTTCGTTACGCAAGCCGGGGCTGATTGAAAACATTATCAACCGTGGCACCAAGGGGGTATTAAGTGATCTGGAAGCTATTACCGATCCTGCTTCTTAGTGGTTGCGGCCTGATAGGTCGAGAGCCATACATCCCTGAGACCAAGCCTGTTGAGGTTGTCACGGTCATCAAGCCAGCAGCCGTCTATCACCCTGCACTGCCAAACGCTATATCCACGCTGCCTGTCGAATGGAAGGTTCTTACGCCTCAGACGATGCAGGAATATCTTGATGATCTTGAAGAGGGCAACGCCCCGACAAACGCTTACTATGGCTTATCGACGAAAGGTTATGAGAACCTATCAACTAACATGGCGGAAGTTAAAAGATATATCCGCCAAGTGCTCACTATTGTACAATATTACAAAAATTTGGACGAGGAACTGGACGATGAGAGTGACCAGCGAAGAGGGGATATCCCTGATTAAAAAGTTCGAGGGCTGTGAGCTACAAGCATATCAATGCTCAGCCAACGTCTGGACTATTGGTTATGGTCACACAAGAGGTGTCAACGAGGGCGACTCTTGCACACAACAAGACGCTGACAATATGTTGGTTGATGATTTGCAGGAGTTTGAGGGCTACGTTAACGAGCTGGTTGATGCGGATCTGACGCAAAGTCAGTTTGACGCGCTAGTGGCTTGGACATACAACCTTGGCCCGACAAACTTGAAGTCATCCACGCTATTGAATCGACTCAACGAAGGCGATATGGCGGATGTGCCGCACCAAATCAAGCGTTGGAATAAAGCTGGCGGCAAGGTGTTAGACGGCTTGGTAAGAAGGCGCGAGGCAGAGGCTTTGTTGTTCCAAGGGGAAGCTTGGGAAAATGTCTGAACTCTCGCTTAAAGACTTCGAGATCCTGAGCGAGCAGGATCAAAACGAAGCCTTGGCGCTTCTGTCTCGCTATGACCAAATGGAAAAGCAGGACAGGTGTCAGGGCGATTTTATTGAGTTCGTCAAGCATATGTGGCCTGAGTGTATCTTGGGCCGTCATCACAAAATCATTGGCGACAAGTTCAACAAGATTGCACAGGGTAAGCTGAAGCGGTTGATTGTCTGTTTGCCTCCTAGACACTCCAAATCGGAGTTTGCGAGCACCTACTTTCCTGCTTGGATGATGGGTCGAAAGGGTGATCTCAAGATCATTCAAACCACCCACACCGCCGAGCTTGCGGTTCGGTTTGGCCGAAAGGTGCGAAATATCATCGACTCAGATGACTATTCTCAGGTGTTTCCAGAGCTTCAATTGCAGGCCGATAACAAATCGGCGGGTCGTTGGACAACCAATCAGGAAGGTGAATCTTTCTACGCGGGTGTTGGTGGTGCTATCACGGGTCGAGGCGCTGACCTCTTGATAATTGACGATCCGCACTCTGAGCAAGACGCGCTGTCTCCCACGGCAATGGAGTCCGCTTATGAGTGGTACACGTCAGGGCCACGGCAGCGTCTACAGCCGGGCGGAACGATCATCATTGTAATGACTCGATGGTCAACAAAAGACCTTGTAGGGAAGGTTCTCAAGAAGCAGGGCGACGATCACGCTGACCAGTGGGAGGTTGTCGAGTTCCCCGCCATAATGCCTGAGTCAGAAACTCCGCTCTGGCCTGAGTTCTGGAAGAAAGAAGAGCTTTTGTCGGTGAAAGCGTCTCTACCAATCAGCAAATGGAATGCTCAGTGGATGCAAAACCCAACCGCTGAAGCTGGCTCTATCGTGAAGCGAGAGTGGTGGCGCAAATGGGAAAAGGACTGGGTGCCATCTTATGAATACGTCATTCAGAGCTACGACACCGCGTTTAGCAAAAAAGAAACCGCCGACTACTCGGCCATAACCACATGGGCGATATTTCAGTCCCCAGATGACAATGTTCAAGCAATTATATTGCTAGACGCCAAACGAGTCAGGTTGGATTTTCCTGAGCTGAAGCGATTGGCTTACGAAGAGTACAAGTATTGGGAGCCAGACTGCATTCTTATCGAGGCCAAAGCCAGTGGTACGCCACTGACTCAAGAGCTTCGGCGCATGGGCATCCCAGTGACGGCCTATACACCATCGAGAGGCCAAGATAAGATTGCCCGAATGAACAGCGTTGCGCCGATCTTTGAGTCGGGCATGGTTTGGGCACCAGATGAAAGCTTTGCCGATGAGGTGATTGAGGAAATGGCGAGCTTTCCGTTTGGCGATAACGACGATTACTGTGACTCGGCAACGATGGCGTTGATGCGGTTCCGTCAAGGCGGCTTTTTGAGCTTGCAAGACGATTACCCTGAAGAGGCTGAGTTTTTAAGGCGTGACAGACAGGTATATTACTAATGGCGATTGAAAAACAAGGCTTGGGCACAGAGAACGATCCTGACGTGATGCCAACGGGTAGCGCGATGGAGATCGAGCCAGAGATGACTCGAAACGACGAGATTCGCAATGCTGCGGAGATACTGGTTCGTGAACAAGAAATTTTGATTGATGACGAGATTGATGCCGTAGAAGAGCAGATAGCTACCGATTTCAACGCAAATTTGGTCGATTTCATTTCAGACAGCGACTTATCCAAGCTCGCCAGCGACGTAATTGGTTCGATCAAAGCCGATAAAGAAAGCCGATCTGAGTGGGAAAAGACATACACCGATGGCTTGAAGTATCTGGGCATGAAGTTTGATGATTCCCGCAGCCAACCTTTTGAGGGGTCTTCT